TAATGTAGGTTTAGGTACAGGTCGAGAGGAGTCAAGAGTAGCTGCTTTAAATCAAGCACTTACAATGCAAATGCAAATATGGACAACGTATGGCGCTCAGAACGGTTTAGTAACAATGACAGGTATAAGAAACACGCTTGGAGATATGTTAGGCATTGCAGGTATTAAGAATGTAGATCGTTACTTTAATCCAATGACACCTGAAACAGAAGCACAACTAATGCAACAACAGACTGAACAACAAGCACAAGCTGAACAGCAACTAACAGAAGCAGAAGCTGTGGTACAAGCAGAACAATACAAAGCTGATAAGAAGGCTGAAATGGATATGTTAAAAGCTCAGATAGACGCACAGAAAGCTATTTCAGTTGATGACAGAGAGCGTGATAAGATGGATCAGGATTTATTAATTAAGGCGGCTGAGATACTTGGTGAATACGGTACTAAGGTAGATGTTGAAACTATAAAAGGTCAACAACAAAAAGAAAGATACCCACAGCAATCACCAGCTGAAGCTGTTACAGGAGGTAGATTCTAGTGGCAAACAACTTATCAATAGTTGAAAAAAGCGCTAAAATGAGAACATTAAAAGCTGATGACACGTTTCAATTAGCTTTAAAAGAGATTACAGAACAGCAAGTAGCTGTGTTTGTAAATGCAGATTCGACAACGGATCAGCGAGAGGAAGCACACAATATAATTTGTGCGCTTAGAAAGATTGAGGATTATTTCGACTCCGTAGAAACGGATGAGGTAATGTACAATCATAAACTAACTAAGGGAGAATCAGCACCGTGAGTGAAACGACTGAACCTAAAGTAACTGACGTAGATAGTGCTTTAAATAGCATTCTAGAGCCAGTACAAGAAGAAACAACTGAAGCTGTAATTGAAGAAGAACAGATAACAGAAGAAGCAACTGAAGAAGTTGAAGCTACTGCTGACTCTGAAAGTGAAGAAGAAGTTGAATCGGAAGAAGAAGTAGAAGATGAAGAAATCTATGCTTCAGAATCGGATGACGAAAACCACCTAGATGATGCAAGTCAAGAAGAACCTAGTCTTTATACTGTTAAAGTGAATGGTCAAGAAGAACAGGTAACCTTAGATGACTTAAAGCAAGGCTATAGTGGGCAGAAGTATGTCCAACAAGGTATGCAAGATGCTGCGGCGCAAAAGAAAGAAGCTGTAGCAGTTTTTGAAGCCTTGACTAATGAACGTCAGCAACTAGCTGAGTTGTATCAATCGCTACAAAATGGTAATATTTCAGCGCCACCTGTGAAACCTACAAAAGAATTGTTTGATGCCGATCCTATCGGGTACATGAAACAAAACATGGAGTATGAAGAACAGAAAGCGCAATATGATGCTCAAATGGCGCAATTGCAACAAGTATCACAAAAATCAAGTGAAGCTGAAGCAAATGCAAAACAAGCGTATCTACAAGAACAAATGCAAATATTACAACGTGAAATTCCTGAGTTTGCAGACTCTAACCGAGCAACTGCACTTAAGGAACAACTTGTACAGTACGGAACTACTCATTATGGTTATACTACTGAGGAGATTTCGCAGATTACAGATCACAGAGCGATAAAAGTGTTACATGATGCTATGAAGTATCAGGATACATTAAAGGGTAAATCAAAGGCTAAACAAAAGTTAAAGTCAGCGAAACCCATGATGAAGCCGGGCGCTAAGAAACAACCAACTAGTCAAGCTAAAATACGTTCTCGCCAAAAGGCAAAACTTAGGGATTCAGGTAGCATTGATGATGCACTTGGATTAATTTTAAATTCATAATGGAGAATTATTATGGCACAACCAAGTAATACATTTGACAGTTATGATGCAAAAGGTATTCGTGAGGACTTAGAGAACGTCATTTATGACATCTCACCTGAAGAAACTCCTTTTTACTCATCGCTGAAAAAAGTAAAAGCAAGTAACACTTACCACGAATGGCAGACTGACTCATTAAGAGCATCGGCTGCTAATGCACACATTGAAGGTGATGCAACAACTGCCGAGGCAAGAACTGCCACCGTCAGGCTGGGGAATTATACTCAAATCTTCAAGAACGCAACCGTGATACCTGATACAGACGAAGGTCTTGATAAGGCCGGGCGTTCTGCTGAGATGGCATACCAGGTGCTGAAGATAGCTAAAGAGCAAAAGCTAGACATCGAGAAGGCATTGTTTGATAACAACGCTTATGTCGCAGGTAATGCGACAACTGCTCGTGAACTAGCAGGTTGTGGTGCTTATGTCACAACTAATACAGCCAATGTTGGTACAAACGGTGCAGAGCCTACAGGTTCAGTACCGGGTGCAACAGCACGTACAGATGGTACAGCTACTGTTTTCGCTCAAGCAGACTTCGATACTGTTATGCAGTCTATTTGGGAAGAAGGTGGTAAGCCTGATACTGTTTATCTAAGTGCGTTCCAAATGAACAAGGCACTAGGATTTACTGGTATGAACAACCAACGCTCTACAATTGGTGCAGCAGTTGGTGGTACTAACGCAGTTGTAAACGCAGTAGACGTGTATGTTACTCCGTGGGGAACAGTTGATTTTGTTCCTAGCAGAGAAAACAGAGGTCGTGATGTGTGGATCATGCAGTCTGATATGTGGGCATGTGGTGTTCTTAGACCAACTAAGAATACTGAACTAGCTAAGACTGGTGATAATACAACACGTCAAGTATTGACTGAACTTACGCTGATCTCAAAAAATGAGAAGGCTTCAGGTTTAGTTGCTGACTGTACTACTTCTTAATGAGGTAGAATACTGGTTGTGGGGAGTTCCTCCTTAATCTCCCCACACTCACGTGGGGAGTCCGAGTTAAGCTCCCCACACCTTAATTAAAATTGATATGAAAGTAAAAGAACAAGTACAATACAATCAAAAAGAAGATAAGATTGAGATTGCACGTACATTTGATAACGCACCTAGCCTAGATCGAGCAAGTGGTTTAAGACAGGCAAAAGTGGGTTTTACTGGTGAAAATCGTCTTGTAGGCTCTATACCTTTACACATCATGGCTCAATGGTGCAAGGATGCAGGAGTACAATGGGATGATATAGAAGCGAGAAAAGAAGTTGTTAGAAAAAACATCCTTAGTGGTGAGTTTGACAAATTCCGAGTATGGCAAGGAACTTTTTAGGAGATATAAATGGCAGATACAACTACTACTACGTTCTCTTTGACAAAGCCTGAAGTGGGAGCTTCTGCTGATACTTGGGGAACAAAACTAAACACTAACCTTGATTCAATTGATGATCTATTGGATGGTACTACAGCAATTAAACCAAATCTAACAGCTAGTCAATGGCAAGTAGGTGGTACAGCAGTTACATCAACTGGTGCAGAACTTAACATTTTAGATGGTGTTACAGCAACTGCAGCAGAGTTAAATATTCTTGACGGTGTAACATCAACAGCAGCTGAATTAAATATTCTAGATGGAGTTACAGCTACAGCAGCTGAACTTAATTATGTTGATGGTGTAACAAGCAATGTTCAAACACAACTTGATGCGAAACTAGCATTAGCAGGTGGCACAATGACAGGTGATTTATTGTTAGGTGCAAATAAAGTTGGTGCTGATGCAGGTGACTATATTAAATTTACTGCTGACACACAGACAGATTTTTATGTAAATGGTAATAATGAAATGCGTCTAGAAGCAGATGGTGATCTGCACGTTGATGGTGATGTTATTGCTTATTCAACAACTACAGCTTCAAGTATTGCGTTAAAGCATGATGTAAATATTATTGAGGATGCACTTGATAAACTTAAATCTTTACGTGGTGTAAGTTTTAAATATAATCATGATGGTAGAGAAAGTGCAGGTGTTATTGCTGAAGATGTACAAGCAGTTTTACCTGAAGCCGTCAAACACATTAGACCTACTTTAGAAAGTAAAGAAAAAAGTCTAGGTGTTAATTATGGTGCATTAACTTCAATATTAATTGAATCAATAAAGGAGTTAACTGCGAAGGTAGAAAAACTGGAGAAAAAATAATGGCAGTACAAGCAGATGGAAATGATTTAGGGATTGTTTCAGACTTAGTACCTGAATTTGGTGGATCAGCACCACATGCATTATCAGAATATTATGGTGGCGCAGGATTAGTACCAGCAGGTGCAAACCCAAATGTACCAACATCAGGTGAAGTCCAATTAAGTGATTTTTATGGCTCTGTGGCGGCTACAGTTTTAACTATATCATCTAACACAAATAATTATGACATAGGAGCTGCGGCTATATCTGCGGGTGGTGACAAAAATACACCAGTTATACTTACAATTAATAGTGGTGTAACGGTTGGATCATCAAGCACAGGAACTGCGGCGATGTATACAGGAACTGGATGGGGTTCAGGAACTACTATTAACATTACAAACAATGGCTCTATTGTTGGTGCATCAGGATCAAATACCACAGGCAACCCAGGATCAGGTGGTGGTTCGGGTGGAAATGGTGCATCAGGCGGCGGCGGTGGAGGCAATAACGGTGGATCAGGTAGTGGAGGTTCAGGCTCTGCTGATTCAGCAAACAATGGTGGAAACGCTTTTGAACATTCACAAACTGGTGACAATAATCTATCTGTAATATTTGATACAGCAGGTACAAGAACAGCAGGTGCAGCAGGTCAAAAAACCTATACTGGAAACGGTGGCGGTGGCGGCGGAGGGGGAAACGCCGGGGGTGGAGCTTGTAACGCAGGAGGAGGCGGCGGTGGAGCTGCTGGTGGTTCAGGTGGTGGCGGGCCAGGTCCAGGTGGATCGTCAGGTGGTTCAACATCAGGAGGTTCAGGTGGTGGAACATCAGGAACCTGTGGTGGTACTACAACAAACAACAACCCTAACTCTCCGTGTGATGGACAAAGAACATTTAGAGGTGCGTCAGGAAGTGGCGGCCCAGGTGGTAATTTAGGTGCTTCAGGAAGTGCAGGTGGAAATGGTGGTAGTACGTTAAATCAATGTCACGACAATACTTCACCAGGCGGCCCAGGTGGATCAGGTGGTTCAGCGGGTTCAAATGGAGTAGCTAATGGTTCAGCGGGTAGCGTATTAACAGGTAATACAGGTCAAATTTCATAACAGGAGTAAAAAATGCCAACATTAACAGCAAAAAGATTATGGGGTGACCAATTTACTTCTGAAGATTTAATTGAGTCAAAGTTTGAATATTCCGATATAGGAACACTTGAGCAATGCATCACTACAATTGAATTAGTTTCAGGAGTTGAAGTCACGCATGGAGGTGGTGCAGCAGCAGGTACACATTTACATTATAAAGATGTAGGTCTACATGGTGATGCTGATGGATATATAGATTACACCACACAAAATATACAAGTAAAACAAACTGAGAAAGGTGATTCAGTTATCAAAATAGTCATTAAATATGTTTCACTAGCTACACACAACCAATGGAAGGCTGACTATCAAACTTGGTCAGATGCGTATCAAACTACAGAGGTTTATGAAAGTGGTGAACAAGTTACAACTACAGTAGAGGGCGCACCTGATGCACCTCAACAAACTTGGACAACTATTAAATCAGGTGATATTGCACTTAAATACGCAGATGATAATTTTGTTTAATGGCTAAATTAATTGATCCGTTTGGAATTATAGCAACTGAGGAACTGCAAAATGAAAGAATAGATATTTGTTCTAAGTGTGAGCATGTATCCAAACGGTTTGGTTTATATTTCTGCAATGAATGTGGATGCCACGTAGCGTCAAAAACTAAAATTAATAAAAATGAATGCCCAATAAATAAGTGGTAAACTAAGTATAACTTGATAAGGGAGGACAAGTTGTCAGCTATTAAAAAAATTAGTTTTGAATTCCCACACGAATTTTGTGAAGCAGCAGTCAATAAATTTGAACAGGCGCTCTTGTCTGATCCTATACAAGTTTTACCTTCAAATCCTCCCACAAATGCAAACAGTAGAGTAGATGAGTTTCATTTTGTAGATGTATATCATCATGACGATGCGAAAGTTATTAATGAATACCTGACTCGTGCTTTAGAAGAATATACTGATAATTACCCAATTCTAAAAGAGCATTATTTATATAGCATAAGAATTAAAGCTCAAAAAACAAAAATATCAGGTGGCTTTCATGGATGGCATTGCGACAATCTACCTTCGTTTCCTAGAAGAATATTAGTTTGGATGATTTATTTAAATGATGTAGAAGAAGGTGGTGAAACTGAGTTTTTATACCATAGCAAAAGAATCAAAGCAGAAAAAGGCAAGATTATAATTTTTCCTGCTGATTTTATGCATACACACAGAGGAAATCCACCTATATCTAATAGCAAGTATATCTTAACAGGTTGGTTTAGCATTGTTGATAAGGAGGGGCAAGTAGAATGAAACATTTATATTGGACAGGAACATTAGAAAACATTAATGCATCATTAACAGTTGATGAGATAAAGGCTAAATGTGATAAATACACTTTACAAGATGCAGGTGTTGGTTTTGAAAATAAAGTGCAATCAATTAGATCAACAGGAGTTGCTTTTGTAAACGATCCTCAAATAAGTAACATGCTTTGGCAACTTGCACACTCCGTAAATAAACATTCTTTTGGTTTTGAAATAGAGTCACCACCAAACATACAATATACTGTTTATGAGAAAGGTGATCATTATGACTGGCATGTAGACACGCATTGGGCAAACCAAGATAGTTTGTATGATAGAAAAATATCAATCATTATTCAGTTAACAGATTATGAGGACTATAGTGGAGGTGATCTTGAATTAGATACAACTTCATGGGATGGATCAAAAGAATTTTGTCAACAGAAAGGCGCTATATTAGTTTTTCCATCGTTTTTAAGGCATAGGGTTACACCAGTTACTAAAGGCACAAGAAAGTCTTTAGTAGCATGGATTGAAGGAAGATGCTTTAGATGAGTCATAAAGGCTACGATTTGATTTTTCCTACAGTTATTGGTCATCACATGCGTGAAGATTTAATACAACCAGTTACAAAAATATTACAAGAAGTGCCGATAACAGAAGGATGGGATGCTATCTCAACAAAAAATGACAAAATATTAGACAACTACGTAAGACTAAAAAAAACATTTACAGATGAAGTGCAAAGTTTTTTAAAAGATATTATGAAATATGACTGTGATTTGCAAATGACAACTTCATGGTTTACTAAAGTAAACAAAAATGAAAAACTACATGCACACGATCATAACAACAGTTGGTATAGCGCTTGTTTTTATATACAAGAAGATTGTCAACTGAAATTTGAAACTAGAGCATCACAGATATATGTACATCCTACAGAAGAAACTTTATACAACTCACTTGGTGTTACGTATAACCCTGAACCGGGCAGTATATTAATTTTTCCTAGTAAAACAATGCATTTAATAGTGCAACACAATTGGAACTCTGCTCGTTACTCATTAGCTTTTAACTTTATGCCTAAAGGAAAAGTTGGTATGCATGATTCAAGTTATGAATATTAAGGAATATTAAAATGTCAGCAATGATTTTTCCTATATTCAGTAAACCAGTATATCGTCAAAGATTGAGAGTAAGTGGCGCTAAGTTAAAACCTGTACTTAAATTTTTGCATGAAAACAATTTTTTAACAATTAAAAATACAACAATATTAGATATAGGACAAAACAAAAACTATGTTCTAGAATCAGATAGGTTTAAATTTCTAAAAGATGCAATATTAAAAGAATTTAATTTGTTTGCTAACAACGAATTAAAACATACATGCGATTGGCAAATAACAACTTCATTTTTTGTAAGATTAGATGATGGTGAAGAAGAAAGTTTTGATGTCTGTAACAATTCTTTATATAGTGGTATTTATGATCTAGAAGCTGAAGAAAATTGTGGCAATTTAACTTTTGTTAATTTTGAAGATAGACGTTTAACAACAACACATAGCGAATACAATCTTTTAAATGCAAGAAAATGGTCAATAGAACCGAAAACAGAAAATGTTATATTTTTTCCTAGCGAGGTGTATCATAGATTAGAGAAAAATCTATCAGGCAATGTAAGGTATTCATTGGCTTTCAATATTATGCCAAAAGGTAGAATACAAGAAGATGGTTTATCAGATACTTTAATTACATTAGGTAATGTGAATGAACAGACGCATTAACAACACAATAGCATTAGGCATAGTTGCCTGTTTTTGGATAGTTTTTGTGTTTCCTGTACTTGCAGTTGACGAAAGCTCAATAACGCAAAATACGACATCTACGGTGACTACAAAGTCAGAGAACGAAACTACAGTTTACTCACCACCACCAAGTGCCATATCACCAAACGTAGGTGGCACAAATTCAGATTTATGTACGATCTCATCTAGTGGTGCGATGGGTACACAAATATTTTCATTAAGTCTAGGTGCTACATATACTGAGCCATCCTGCATACGACTTAAAAACGCAAAGACACTTTTTGATTTCGGCATGAAAGTGGCGGCTGTGAGCCTGCTCTGTGCTGATCCTTC